GGTTTTGTTGAGGAGTTTCATAAGAACTGTCGATTCATTCTTACATGTAATTTTAAGAATCGAATCATTGAACCACTACACAGTCGATTCTCAAATATAGAATTTAGAATCAACAACAAAGACAAACCTAAACTTGCAGCTCAGTTATTTCAGAGAGCAACATTCATTCTATCAGAACAGAATATTGATTATGAAAAACCTGTGGTTGCAGAACTAATCAAGAAGCACTTTCCAGACTTTAGAAAACTTATCAACGAACTGCAAAGATATTCTGTTGCAGGCACGATTGACGCTGGCGTTCTTGTAAATGTTTCTGATGAAAATCTAAAGACTATAATGGCACATCTCAAAGGCAAAGAGTTTGGCGAGATGCGAAAGTGGGTTGTAAATAATCTTGATAACGACCCAGTTAAAATCTTTAGAAGAATATATGATAGTTTATATACAGCATTACAACCAGAAACAATACCTCATGCTGTTTTGATTATTGCTGACTATCAATACAAATCTGCTTTCGTAGCAGACCAAGAGATTAATCTAGTGGCATGTTTAACTGAACTGATGTCCCAAGTTAAGTTTAAGTAATGTACGACCTGTTTAAAGATTATCTACCAGCGATAAATCACACCAAAAAGAATCTGATGGATTCAGATGACCCTATGTGGGAAAAGAAATACCCTGCATTTATGGTCAACAAAGTCCTGTCTGGTTTTCAAGATACCATCATGCTCAGTAATGAAATGAATCGAAATCATTTTCTTGACAGAGATATGCAATTTCAATTTCTACTAAATAGTATTAGGCAGAAGAAAAGGTTTACTCCATTTCTGAAGGCTGGTAAGATTAAAGATATTGAGTGTGTAAAAGAGTATTATGGATATAGTAATGAAAAGGCCAAATCTGCTCTCAACATACTCACCAAAGAACAATTGAAATTAATTAAAGAAAGTTTATATAAAGGTGGGACAAAATGAATGAGTTAGATAATAGTTGGCATCCTGAAAAGATGCTCGAAGTACAATTAAAAGAACCAGATGATTTTCTAAA